ATAATAGATCGTGTTCTTGGGAGTAGTCAATTACAAAATGCGCGAATCCTTTTCCGCGTGGAGTTTCCAATGGAAGAGTTGGATTCAGTTGAATCATCATTTTTGATTCAGTCTATACAGAAGATGATTGAATTCTCCTTCGATCTCGTCGCATATATTTTTCAAATCTCCAGAGTTGCTTGCAGCACTTTGCAAGTAACCCACGACTTCTTTTCTGATGTTGTTATATTTTGCAATTAAATTATCCGAATACGATGACAGTGTGATCTTATAAGACACCTCTGAATTTGGAAATCCAGCGATTCCATAAAAATGCTCAACGAATGTATCAAACAGTCCATCAAGCTTTTTATAAGCAGTTCCCAGCGCTTTGTGTTCAGCAAAGCTTGAGGTCTGCCAATGATCAATTTTAAGGGTGTTCAACACCGTGAATAATACAGTTAAATTTAGGTTCATATTTTATGCTTTATTTCTTTTAATTAAAAAATCTTTCACATCTTGTTCGAAAGTGGAATCTGCAAATTCAACACCATAGTAGTCATCGATCTTCAGATAGTTTGTTTTATAAGTACCATTGATACCAATGAAAGCGATCTTTCGCTCATTTTCTCTTGGACGAAGATTGTCAATGATGACATTATCTTTGTGAGCATAGATATGAGGATCACATTCAGTGTGACAACCACCGTATGCAGCAGGAAATGAGCGGAAATGGCTGGCAATATCTTCTCTGGAGAATATGTCTTCATTCTTGAATCCCCAATCAGCTAGTCTATTCACTTCCCGTGCATAGTCTCTAGTTGCTGTGGTAAGAATATGAACACGATCAGCGCCTACTAGTTCTCTACTGAAATCGATGAGAGTCTTAGCACATGGTCTGACAATAGTGTAATACATAGCATCATCCAGAGCAAGAACAATATGCTCTTGATTCGGATCTCTCATTGTCGTATGTATCAATGTTTCGTCGGCGTCAAAATAAATGCGGTTTATCATAGTTTTTTAATATAATTTGGTTAGATTTAGTGTAAATACTAATACACACTTTATAACATCCAAAATGAAAATGTCAAGTCACGAATTAGAATCTGAAATAGTCGAAGCGTATAACGAATCCAAAAGCTTGGAGAGCGTTAGAAAAAAATTTAAAATGTGTGTCAAAACGATAAAAGAAATCCTGCGATTGAATGGTGTTCAAATAACAATGAGGAAACAACCTCTGGACATTGAATATTTTAAAGAAATAGATACTCCAGAAAAAGCCTATTGGCTAGGTTTCATAGCTGCTGATGGTCATTTATCAAAAACGAAATACAAATTAGCTTTCTGCGTTAAAGACAGTGATATTTTATATAAACTGAGATCTGCCATTGGTGCTGGAAGTCCAGTTCGAAATAGAAAAGTCTTAGATAAGAGAACAAATAAAGAAAACGAACAGTACAATATACAAATAAATTCAAAAGAATTCTGTCAATATATTAAAAATCACGGCGTTGACGAAAATAAGTCAAAAATTTTCAACTTTCCAAATTTAAAAAAGAAATTACATAGTCATTTTGTTAGAGGATTGTATGATGGAGATGGAAGCATTCATATAAAAAAATCCAAAGTTAAAAATAAACCAACATGTAGAATAAATTTAATAAGTACATTTGAATGCATTTCATATATAAAAGATTATTTGGAAACTTTCATGAAGTTTAATGTTCAGCATATTTTTTCAAAACCAGATCAGAATATTCACTATATATCAATACAAAAAGGGGTGATTGATTTTTTAGAATGGATTTATAAAGATTCAACTGCTGAATGTAGACTGGATAGAAAATATGCGAAGTATGAAGAATATAAAAAAATGCTAGATGATAGGAAACCATCGATCATTAAAAATCACATATCTGGTATTGTTTATGAAACTTTTAATATGACGCAATTTTGCAGAGAGTTTAATTTAAATGATAATTTATTAAGAACTAATTTTAAAAAAGGAAAAGTTCCTAAAAGTGGAAGACACGCTGGTTGGGAACTTGTAAAAAACTAAGTCAATATCCCAAAAAATTCGATTAATCATATTATGCAGTTAGTAGTTCTTTTAATACCTTTTTAATTTCGATTTGTCCCCAGCGGTTGGCGCTGTGTATGTAAACCTTGACATCAGGTTTACCAGATTCTCGCCATTTGTCAACAAAATATTCAGCACAGTGTTTGCCTGATTTTGTTTTTAAATTACCGTATTCAATCACACCTGTTTTACTGGTGACATCATAATAATGGCGCATAAATTCCATAGTCAAATCGTGATCAAAACTGACAGCTTCAGGTATTCCAAAGGTGTCAATGAATTCACAGAAGTCTTCATAATTACGTACGATATGCCATTCACAATTTTGAATACCAGACTTGTCAATAAGCTTGATACGCTCTTCGTAAATAAAAGCGGCATCAGGCATTCTTATGTCGTCCAAAAAGAGCTTTAAATTATTCGTTTTCATTTTTTAAAATTGATAGATCTTCTTCTGGTACAAAATGACACGTTACTGTTGATTCATTGAATCGTTTAAAGAAATCTGACTTTGTAATTGGAGTGTCTAAATCGACCCCATCATTATATCGCCAACCGTCAGGATCTAATATAGTATACTTACCATAGTTTAGTTCTTTTAGCCAGTCCCATGCTGATTGTTTTTTAAATATATTATCCCAATTATCTCTACCTTTTTCAGAGAAGGCTTTGGATTTTATTTCGTCCCCTGTGATATTGTTAATAGCAGCCATTAATTATCCTTTCTAGAATTTTTAAAATTCTCATTGTACCAAAAATCGTGTTTTTCTCGCCATTGCTCAATGCGACCTGTGATCTTATTTAAGGTTGAAATCAGGTCACTTCTATCAAAGATGGCAGGTTTGTTTTTAATAAGGTTATCAATATCGTCCACCAACTCTTCTGTAATAGAAGGTCGGTTCATACGACGCTCATGCATAGACTTACGAAATTCCTCTCGTTGTTTTTCAGCAGTGATGCACTTTGCTTGAACCTCTTCATAAGTATACTCTACAGGTAAACGTTTTTCAACTACTTTAATTGAAGTACACTTACCCTCGTCAATAAAAGCACTATACCTAATAAACCCTGTTTCAAAATACATTGCATCATCAGGATCATAGTCAGGATGCTTCCAATATTCATAGAACTCAATATCAGCAGTGAAGTGACAGGGTCGCCAATCAAAGTCAACTTCTTCATATGCTCCAATTGCATCCAACCAGCTATCCATGTTTCTAGCAGGTTCAATGTACTCGTATTTCGAGTGTTTTTCAAGAACATCTCCATCAGCTGTAATCTTGTATGTTGACATACTCTGATTAGGTGTACTTTTAGTTTGGAAATCAGTTACCTCAACTCCTTCTGGAAATTCAGGTAATTCCATTTCACATATTAATGTATCAAACATGCCCATATAGTTTTTTGTAAAATTTAATTGTTTTTAATAGTCCTTCGTCAAACTCTACCAAGTCTGTGCGATATTTGAAGTATTTGCTTTCGATAGCGTACCTCAGATCGTGACCCTTTCGGTCTTCAACAAACCGGATTGCATCTGACAGGGACACTGTACCACCAAAACCCATTTGGTCAAGTATTTTTTGGATCAATTCCAAATTCGACATTTCAACACCGCTGCCGATGTTGTAAACCTCTCCAGCCACTCCTCGATCTGCCACTTCCAGAACGCATCGATTGTGGTCCTTCACATAAATCCACTCTCTCACATTATTACCAGATCCATACACAGGTATTTTTTCCCCATTAATAAGCTTTCTCATAATAGTGGGAATTAATTTCTCTCCACATTGATGTTCTCCATAATTATTGCAACAACGGGTGACTATTACATCCAATCCAAATGTATGGTGATATGAAAGGGATACTAAATCACTGGAAGCTTTTGATGATGAATATGGACTTCTTGGATTCAATGGAGAATTTTCATTGAATGGATCTTCATCATAGTTTAAATGTCCATAAACCTCGTCTGTTGAGATATTTATAATTCTTGGATTATGGGGTTGATTTTCCATAATAGACTGCATCAGATTTGCAGTTGCAATAACATTGTTCTTGATAAAGAATGTTGGATCAGAGATACTTCTATCAACATGGGATTCTGCTGCAAAATGGAATATATAATCAAACTTATACTTATTTGTAATATAATCTAATTCTCCTTTATTAATTAAATCAATTTTAATAAATTGATATTTACAATTATTAATATCTAAGAACTCATAGTTATATGAATCCTCATCTGGATATATTTCTCTAGAACCAGTTCCTAGTTTATCAACATTTATTATAGATACATTATTATAATTTTCTATAATATATTCTATAAAATTACTACCAATAAACCCTCTGCCACCTGTAACCAATATGGTTTTTCCATTAAGATCAATCATTCCAGTATTATATACTATAGGTTTTGGATTGTCAATCCCCTAAATTGGACTAAATACAGGTATGGAGGACTACTACGACGACGATTCTTTAGATGCTGTTGCATCAAATATAATCGATCAAATAAAAAATCAAGGTAAGAGCTTGAAAAGCATTGAGAAGGATTACCCTGAACTCTCTGTTGAGGATGTCGATGCGTTCGTATTGAAATACGGCTCAATGGCTGTTATTGACCTCTCAGACGCGCTGAAAGAGCAAGCTGAAGTAGTTCGTCAAACAGGAGACGCAAACCATGTATTGGCGCTGTCAGAGCTTGCAAGATCGTTCCAAGGAAACCTTGAAGTTCTTCAGAAACGCAGCATTGCGGATAAGAAGAATGAAACTGCTGTTAAAATTAAAACAATGGATATCCAGAGCAAAAAGGAAATTCAAGAATCTGATGAGACTGCACGATTGATGATGAGTCGAGAAGAACTTTTCAAAATGTTGGTGCTTCAGCAAAAAGAAGAGCCGAAAAAAGTGAAGAATTCAACCAAGGTCATTGACATTTGATCACTGTATGCCAAGTTGTCCTTGGTTTGTGTTCAATTCATATTCGACATTTTTATCACCGTTGTCAACTTTCAACACACTTTCTCGTCTATCAAATGAGTCATTTATATCCCCAAGAATATCGGTATCAACTTCTTCTTCAATGTCATCACCTTCTCGCAAGATTCTCTTGAAAACATAATTGCTGCTGGATGATGTGTTCTTCTCAGCATCGAATGGATTGTATGTTTTGTTGTCGATGAATAATCTGAAATCGTCTTCTCCAAGATACTCTTTAACCTTTTCAAAAATCAATGGGTTTATTTCGACCAGAATATTTTTAAATCCTACATCACCCACGCAGTATGATCCATGTGATTTCTTTTGCCACTCCCCGCTAGGTTCAGTGTCGTAACGCAACTGCGGATTCTTATCCATGATCTGCAATGTATTATCCATGAATAGGGCAGATTTCATGCCATCTCTAAAAACCTCTTCAGATTTTGAAACCGATGATGTTATTTGATTTTGCAGGAATATAGGAAGCTTGTTGTATGTCTCAACCTTCACTCCAAATGGAGGTGTTGTTTTTGGTATAATGGCAGTGTTTAGTGCTGTGGTTTCAACATTTCCATTGGTTCCCAAAATGTTTGGAACCTTTGCGAAGAACTTCTTTCCTTCGCTTAGTTTTCGAGCATATTGTCCAAGTGGTCCTGTTAATAACTGAGAAACATAATATTGAATACTATAGTCATCAAGTTCACTGCCTTCTTCATCAAGCTTGTTTATAAATAACTCCAACTGATTAAGACCAAGTTCATACACCTTTTTAAAGGATTCCATGAACTCTTTATCTTTGTCAGAAAACGACACAAGATCATCCAAGTTGGATATATTATCCAAATCATCCTTTGTGAACTCAATAGCTCTTAAAATTTCAATCCTGTTTCGCATTTATAAATTAATTGTTTACCAATGTTGGTTTTGGTTTTTCATTTGCAATGTATTTAGCATTGCGATTCATTCTCGTAACCACACCATCCTTACCACCGTCAGCTATTCTCTTTTTATATTCTTTGTGATCCAAGTAGGATGCCGCCGCACCTTTGAAGTTTCTATTCTTAATTTGTTTCACAAAGTTAAAATCATCTTTACTGTTCGGTTTAAATAAATCTCCTCGGAAGCTAATGTCAACAAGTGCCATTTTCAATTCAGGACTGAATTCTTCCCATTGATCTTTGAATTTATTCTTTGCAATATTTACATGCTTTTGCACATCGATGTCAAACATCTTGAGTAATTGCTCGATGGATATGGACGCGCCGTTTTTAGCAACAAATTTCTGCATATCCGCATATGATCCATTTCCTATAAGGTGTCCTATACCAATTGTCCACAATCCAACATCATCTTTATATGGTTTTAAAAATTTTCTGTTTGAGTTATCCTTTAAATCATTTCCATATATTTCACTTGGAATAATATATTTTGAAAACTGTTCTATTGGCACTTCAGGATTGAGGTCATATCTTTTGTTTGGCTTGACTAAAATGGCTTTCTCAGGTTCTTTCTCAGGTTCCGCACTTTTATACTTTCTCAACAGAGCATCCATTGTTTTATCAAACTGAGGATCATCTGATATTTCTTTGGCTTGTTTGGCTGCTTGTATTTTAACCTCGATTGGTTCTCTGCTCGCATTGAACTGATCATAAGAGTATTTTAGTCCAGCGCCTGTTGCAGCAGTTGCAAGCAATGCCATAACAAGATCCTTTACGCCTTCGTCTATTTGTTTTTGTGTGAATTTCATATCAATCTACTTCATTATCAATTTTACTAGTTGTTCCAACATAAGTCTTTGTGCAGAAAAACTCATTTCTGTACAGATCACCAAAGAATACATGGCGAACTTCTGTTACAAACCATCGTCCCAGTAATTTCTCATCACTCTTTAGCTTTTGTTTTTTGGGTTTGTATATGTCTACGAATTTTCCAGCCTGTCTGAATGACTCTCCTATATTGCTAAAGTATGATTGAAGATTATAAAAGATCAAACTCATGTTCATCTCTGATTCTACAATTCCTATGTTGTTTTCAAGAGGATAAGGTAGTCTGAAATGCTTAAACTTTTTAGGAGCAGTTTTGTTGAGAACAATGAATGGCTTAGGTTTTCCACCAATTGATGAGAATACATCCACAAACTTTTTAGCCCACTTGTCTTTAATACCTTTGATATCTATCTTTTTGATAAGCATTTCGCCTAAAATAGGATCATATCCATGAACCAATCGGTTTATGAAAAAATTATTGGTGATGCTATGAGCGGGGGTTGAATAAGATAAATTCCTATTACCTCCCGTATATTCTCCTGTTTCCGCATCTGGCGGTGGATTGTTTTCATTTTCAGTTTCGAATTTGTTTGTTAGATCACCTATTGAAAATGCATCCATTACATTCTTTTTATTATCTTTGAAAATATTGGATATCAACGGAAATTCAAACTTTTCAATTTCATGATTATAATTCAAAAATGCTTTGACATGAATGTCGCCATCCTTGGCATAAAAATAATGTAGCATTTCATTGATAAAGTCAATATATCTCCAGCTTACATTGGGAGAATATACAATATCGAAATCTCCAGATTCCCACTCTTCTTCATTTACGGCATCGTCCCCTAACAGATCTTTAAATATATCTTTGATGATGTCTCCAACTTTACCGGTAAAAATTTTACCATATGGTATTTCTTCCAAGAATGGTAAAAGTTTTTTATCAACCAGATTATAGGTTTTTATATTCTCCGCTCTTGTTTCTATATTACCAGCATTCTGATCATCTGTTATGATAAATGTATTCTCGTACTTTTTATTTTCCGGTTGATCCTTGACCCGGAACATAATCTTGAATTCATCCCGCCCATCGCCACGCAATAGGTATTCATTTTCAATGAAATCGTATGGGTTCGCTATTGAAATAGTGCCGTTCTCAAAAGGCTCGAATATATTTGAAATAATAGTCATACCGCGAATAGCGGATTTTGTGAATTCAATTTCTTGACCATCTGCATTGGTCAATTTGAATTCACATTCATACTCGATATCGTTTATTTTATATACTTGTGCCATTAGAAATGTCTTCCACCGAATATTGTAGCATTTGTTATGTCTAGGTATAATAATCCTCGAATGGATGGTTTGATATACGCTAGTTGAGTCCCCCCTTCCACATAGAATGGCGCACCGTCGAATTTATCCTTGTTCAATAGATATAATATCCACCAACTTTTAATATCTTCGTAAATTCTATATGAAACTGTTGTTAATGCAGTTCTTGCCAGCACATCATAGTACTCAATATATGCACTGTCCAGTTCTGGAAATTCAATTTTTTTGAGAGTATTGTATGTATAAAATTCCTTGTCATCCAATGACAATTTAAACACCTTAAAGATTCTCTCGTAATCTGTGATGTCGAGAGCGCTTAAAGATGTTATCTGATTTCTATATTCTCCGATGTCTATCATATTATGCTTGATCTAAGAAGTTTGATACTTCAATTGTGAGTGGCTGGAATCCTATGCTTATATTGTAAGCTTCTGGTATAATATTACCATTTATCATGCGTTTGGTTCCCAACATTTCTATATCTAAACTATTTACATATGCCCATGGCATATATCTATATCCATAAAGCTTCACTCTGTAAATTCTTGGAGGATCTACTGAAATTGCGTCATTTCGTTTGGGTTTATTAATTTCAATTAATTTCTTAACCAGTTTATAGTTTTTATCAAAATCAGAATTTATAGTGTTTGATAATGTAAATGTGACTCTAAGTGCGCCTTCTTGAGCCGATGAATAATCATAAAATTTTGGAGATTCAATATATGACCCCGGCGATGATCCTTTGCTTAGCGCGGACATGACACCTTTTATTTTGTCAGGAACTTTAGTATTTTCACTAGATACGATGGCAGATGCTTCGTTAAATGCATCTTCATTTGGGGCTAGTGTTTTAAGTTCTGCTAGAGTACCAATGTAATTTCTAGCAATTGCATCAATACCAGCGCCCACACTGGTTCCTCCATATCCATTTTGGAATGTATCTCCCCATGAATTTGATATACTTCTAGCCGCATTCTCAAAATATGGAAAATAGAAATCATCCTCTGGTTCAGTGGCATCTGAATATAAACTTTCGTAGAATTGTTTAGAATCTTGCGATGATCCAACTTGAATATAACTCTTCAGCCTATTTAAAAGTAAATTAGATTTAACTTTATACGAACGCACTAATACTTTAGGTGCTTCAGATCGCAAAGATGCACCTCTAGGGATCGCAGTCCAGTCGTAATCTTTTACTATATTAATTTTAGCCACACAGTTATTTAATATCAAAGTGTGTATACGCTATTTGCATATCCCGCTCTATTATTTCCAAATTGCATAGATTCATTTTGAGATGTCCCACTACTTTGTGGCATTGGTATCACAATTGGCGAAGATGATGCTGATCTAGAACCATTCATGCGTTTAAGCTCTGCTAAAGATGCTGCGCTATTATTAACCAACATGGTTAATAATTTTGCTTGGGTTAATGAAACTTGTTTTATAATTTCTAAAGTCTCACTTCCTCCATTTTTAGAATTGGATGCATTATTACTGGGTTCTTCTCCAAGAACCTGTTCATAAACTCCACGAAGTGTTTGTGCAGCTGTTTTTAAAGTATTAGATTTTGATGCATTTTTGATTTTTACAAGCAATCCAGCAGCAAATGATGTGGCTGCATCAAATGCTGTGCTTAAAAATGAAACTAACCCATCATACAAATTATTAAATGTTGTTGATACCTTATCAAATGCATTTTTTGCTATATTTGTAAGACCGCCCCAAATATCACTAGCCATATCACCAACACTGTTTAATGTATTTCCAATAGAATCTG